TCTGGAGCGCCGCGTCCGTGATCGCCGCGCCCGCGCTCTGCACGGCGCCGTCCATCACCACGGGCGGATGAAGCTCCGTCGCTACCTGTTCCGGCATCTGCCATGTGCGCCGCGCCCAATTTTCCCGGCTGTTGTGGCCCTGGACGTTGTTCGCTTCATTCATGATGTAGTCGGCGTATTTGAGCGCCGCCACCTTGATCCGGCCCCTGAACTGAAAGTCGTTCATCAGGGCAGAGCTTTCTTCATAGGTCATGATTTTCTCCTTAATACCATTCGGCCCAATATGCCACCGAAACTGCTCCGTTTATGTTGACTCGATAGTAGTAATTCGGCAAAACCCAAAACGTCACCGGCACCCACGGAGCTACGGTGCTTGCAGCAGGATATGCCACCACCGTGCTTGGCGAACTGCTGGAATCGCACACAACTGGCGCACTGCTGCCAGCAGCCATCGACAGCGTAACCGTCACCATCATCGGTTTACCTGTCGTGTTCTGATACGTCGTACTCACTGCACGCGAGGGATTCGTCTGCACCGTGACGCCGCCGCTCAGATTGCTAGATCCAGGGTTGAAGAGAAACTTCGATCCATCATAGTAGATGTACGCGCCAGCATTACCGAAAAAGACTGCCCCGGTTCCAGGGCTGCTATCCCGAGAAACCCCAAGATCGCCAGCCGTATTTGTATATCCTTGTGTGCCAACTTTTACGTCGCCAACAACATGCAGCTTGGCCGTCGGCCCAATAGTCCCAATTCCGAGTTGACCGCCGCTATTCATCAGGAAGCGGGCCGCGCCCGCTGTTTCGTCGTAGAGGTAGAAGTTCCCGCTCCATCCCGAAGTGCTGCCACCTACGGACAACTGATAAGCTCTGGAATTGGAGACGATGCGGAATTGCGCGAATCCTCCAGCCGCAGTGTTCTCGCTGGTGATCGCTACGGTGCTAGCTGACGATTTAACGTGTAGTAGGTATTGCGGATTATTTAGTCCAATCCCAATATTTCCATCACTGGCAACTGTCATTTTTACAGCATTGCCAGTAGCGAAGTGAAGCGCCTTCCCGCCAATAACGCTAGAAAGAAATGAGGCGCCGCCCAATGTTCCAGTCACACACACCCCACCCGACGCTGGCTCGATCCCCATCATCAACTGACTCTCAGTGTTATACATCCACTGACGAACGTAATTTCCTGCTGACGTGGAGGTAATGCGGACCTCGCCCAGAGGCTTGTAAATTTCAAGAGTCGCTTGCGGATCGGTGCGGCCTATTCCTATATTACCGTTTGGCAGAAATGTTAGGCGGTTCGTTCCCGGCGCAACATTGTTGCCGTACAGCAATTCAAACATCCCGCTGGCGGTATAATCATTCGCCCAAGCCCAATTGTGTAAGCTGATACCGCCGAACCACGTCACCTTATTGCAGTTGTATCCCTTCAGATCAATACCGTCGATGTTTGCAGCAGACGCGATGGTTAGCTTCGATGAAGGATTAGTGGTTGCGATTCCCACGTTGCCACCCTGCCGATTTAGTACTAGCGGCATGAATCCCACGCCGCCCCGTGCGCCTTGAATTTCGGCATATGTCGATGACTGATTGACGCCCAACCACAATTCCATAGGATTAGCGGTAGGCGCGGCCCGCGCGATGATTACGCCGGTTCCATCTGCCGTCTGGAAAAACGCCGCGCAATTCGCGCCGTTGCCGGTAGTGGATATGTCGTTGACGGTTAGCTTAAAGTTGGGACTCGCCGTCCCGATGCCCACGTTGCCACCATTGGTGATCCGCATCCGGTCATACCATGTTGTTCCATCGAATGTGGAGAAGATCATGTCATTGGTGAGGCCACTGGGCGAACTGCTCATTCCGATATTGACGGCCTTGGTAGGTGTCTGATCCTTCCACATTTCAATGGCGCAACCCCCGGCATGGGCATGGAAGTACTGCCGCGCCGATCCGGTCAATAAGCCAACTTGAGAAGCTGTGCCGAGCCTAAACAGTTTGTATCCAGCCGCATCGATATCGCTCGTCCACGGCGTCTGGCCCGCGGATGTCACCCACTTCACACCCAGCGTCTGCGTCGAGTCAGCGGAGAGCACTTGTCCGTTGGAGCCGACCGGAAGCCGGGTGGATGCCGACGCGGAGCGCACGATCAGATCGCCTTTGGTCGTCAGCGGATCGATCATGCCGCCAACTCCGGTAACGTCGCCAGCGGTGAGCACCACGGCTCCGGTGCGCCCGAAGACGCTGATCACGTCAGCGTTGAGGGTGACATCTGCCGAGAGCGGCCCGCCGCCCGTCATGCCCGTGCCAGCGTTTACCCGGCGCGTGGACGGGACGCCGCCGCTACTGGAGATGTCCTCTGCGGTGAGCGTCACGTCTCCGATGCGTCCCTGGACGCTGGTCACCTTGGCGTTCAGCGTCACGTCGCCTGAGAGAGCGCCGCCGCCCGTCATGCCAGCGCCCGCCAGGACTTGCACGGTAGGGAGGACGCCAGCGGTCAGTTGCGTCGTGCCGTCCGGATAGCCGATGCCGCCCGTGGTCGATTTGATGAGGCCGGTCGCGGTGATCGAGGCGACATCGTAGAGGTTGTGACCGCCGCCGTAGATATCACTCAGCCAAGGCGACTGCGGCTGGCCGGTTGGCGCCGCTTTCCAGATGACGCCGAGGGGCTGGTCGAGGTCCGTGGTCAGCACCTCGCCCGCGAGTCCCACCGGGAGCCGCACCAGAGCGCCTGATGGCAGATTCGCGGAGCGGACGATCATGTCTCCCTTGGTCGTGGTGGGATCGATGGGGCCGGGATTGGTTCCGCCGAGAGCCGCGATAGCCACGTCCACCCGGTTGCTGCCGGGAATGTCGTTGATGCTGAGAACGATATTGCTGCCCTGGATGAAGTTGATCTCGCGGCGCGTCCCGATGAGGCCAGTGTCCTTGGAGACGCGCATTTTCTGGACGCTCGTATCATCGACCACGGCGAAGGTGCGGTTGGCCGAGAGGTCGCCGCCGCCCGTGAGTCCGGTTCCAGCGTTGAGCGTCCGCGTCTGGAGAACGCCGCCCGCGCTGCTGACATCCGTGCCGGTCAGAGCGATGGCGCCCGTGCGCCCGAAGACGGATTGGACTGCCGCATTCAGTGTCACGTCGGCTGAGAGAGCGCCGCCGCCGCTCATACCGGAACCGGCGATGACTTGCCGGGTGCTGGGTACGCCGCCCGCGCCCGCGACATCAGATGGGGTCAGCACTACGGCTCCGGTCCTGCCGAACACCGAGGTCACCAGCGCGTTGAGCGTGACATCAGATGTCAGCGGCCCGCCGCCGCTCATGCCCGCCCCGGCGAAGACGTTGCGCGAGGCCAGAGCGAACGCGGGCGCTGTGGGCGCCACCTTCGACCAATTCAAGCTGGTGATCCAGGCCGGATCGGCATAGGATGCCGACGAGTCCACCGCATTGGTCACCTTCGCAGCGGTGTAGTCGCCAGCGGTCGCAACGATGGCTCCCGTCCTACCGAACACGCTGGAGACGGCTCCGGTGTTCGGCGCCCACTTGACGCCGGTCGCTTGCGTCGAGTCCGCGACCAGGACGTAATCGTTGTTGCCGACCGGAACCCGCTCCAGAGCAGAGGCGCCGTGCGCGAGGATGTCTCCCTTGCTGGTTGTGGGATCGGAGAGCATACCGGGGATGACCACGTTGGAGAGCGTCTTGCCGCCGCCGTTGACGTTGGCCGTCCAGAGTTGCTGCCCTAGCGAGACGATCCCGGTGGACCGCTCGATAGAGAGCGGCGTCCCAGCGAATGGCGTGCCGTTGTCCTGGTGGCGGACGATGGCGAAGTTGCTCCCCGAATTGAATCCGCTCTCCGTCGTGCCGTCCTTGCCCACCGTCCAGCGGGCGACGGGGGCCGGGGCGGGCGGCTCCCCGGTGTAAGCGGTGCTGTACTGCGTGACGGCGACGTTGCCGCCGCCGCTCGTCTGCGTGACGTTGAGGGGCGACGGGCTGTAGGTCGAACTGACGGCTCCGGTGATCCGCACGTTGGTCAGTTGAAAGCCGCCGCCGTTGACATCGCCGCCCCAGTTGCGGACATCGATACCCAAAAAATTCAGCATGTCCGCATTGAGGTAATCGTCCTGGGTGATGTTGATCCGACTCAGCCAGCCCGCCATGATGGACCTCCGTTAGTTTTCGATGCTTGCCGCGCTACCGTTGGGCTTCCCGCCGTCAATGGGCATCAGGGGCGCGGGCGCCGCGTCCGGAATCTCGATCAGGAGGTTCGTCCCGTCGATACGGGCCGCGCTGAACTGCTCGACGCCGCAACGGCTCACTGCGGAGCGGACGAGCTTTCGTTGCTCCTCCTCGATCTGGGGGAGCCGCTTGTTGATGGCTTTCTTTTGCAGCGTCATCGAGCCGAGTTGGGCGAGGAGGTTCCGCTGCTCCTCCTCCAACTGTCTCGCGTGCTGCGCTTCTTCCGGTTGTAGCGAAAATGCTTTCTGCATGGTTGCTCCTTGTTGGTTTACGGGGGAGTTGCATCCCCGATCTTGACGATGACGCCGCCACGCACATGAACCGTGCGGCCATCTTGCAGCGGGAAGGAATCGTAACCGACGCCATACCACTGGTACGGGAAGCGATAGATGTTCACGCCGCCGCAGTTGACGCCCTCCCCCTGAACATCGACGCCTTTGCCGATGAACTGGCCGTTGTCGTTGATCACGTTGTAGCTGGTCGTCGCGAACGAATCGCCCGTGATCCTTCCGGTGGCTGAGAGCGTAGCCGCGCCGCTGACATTCCCGGTCAGGTTGCCGGTGACGTTGCCGTTGACGTTCCCATTGAGCGGCCCGTTGAAGCTGGTGGCGCTCATCGAGCCGGTGCATGAGACACCGCCGCACGTCACGTTGCCCGCGCCGACGTTGAGCGAGGCTCCCGTGATGCCTGCGCTGGCCGAGAGCGTAGTCCCGCTGATCGGCCCGTTCACCGTGAGACTGGAGACGCTCAACGAACCGGCAGAGAGAGCGCCGGTCACAGAGAGAGCGCCTCTACAGAAGACGTTGCCTCGCTGATCGACGGAGAAGTTGATGTTCCGCTGCTCATCGAGCAGCCGGAAGAAGGAAGCGTTGTAGGCATTGTCGGGAACGCCGGGAGTGCCGTCCGAGACGCCCGCCGAGAGCAGGACGAGGCCGTCGCCCGCTCCGTTGTAGAGCGCCAGTTCGCCCCACCATTTGGTTGCGGTGTCGGGATTCCCGGTCTGGTCGCCGTTCCATGAGATCAGCGATGCTTTCCGCAGACTGTTCGGCCCGTAGAGCACCAGCCCACGGGTGAAGAGCATCGAGCCGTGCGTGGTGTTCGTCCGGTTGATCTTGAAGCCGGGAAACTTCCACGCGCCGGGAGCCGCGCTATCCACCATGAAAGCGTCATAGCCGAACTCCAGGTGGACTGGCTCGTTGTTCGGATAGGAGCCGTTCGGGTAGTTCTGGAGGTAGTCGATGGTGAACTTGTTGATGTTCCGCATGTTCACCAGATCCGCGCCCGTGGCCGGGTTGGATGCGTCCCGCCGCGAGAGGATGCGCCAGTCCGCGAGGCTCTGCCCGCCGACCGCAAACTCCGTGAACCACGCGCCCGCGATGTCGGCGGGATCGTTGTTCGGGACCAGCGTCGAGCCGTCCGTATTGCGCGAGATCCTGGCGCCGATGCGCCCCACCTCGATGCCGGTATTGCGCCGGATCGAGATGTATGGCGCGTAGGGCTGGCCCTGAACGAACTCAAAACCGCCGACGATCACCACGCCGGAATTGGTCGCGTAGATGGGCGCGTTCACCGGAGAGCCGCCGCCGATGTACAATTCGCTGAACCACGCGCCATGCACCGTATGCGGATTGGTGGGCTGATCGGGCGTGGTCTGTGATCGTTGCTCCCCGATCCAGCCGCGCAGCACGTTGCTGGAGTTGTACACCGCAATCTGGCCGTTCTCAAATCCGCCGAAGTCGGGTTTGGTGATGCCCGTTTGCGTGCCGCCGCCGACACGGAGGATGCTTCCCACGTAGATCTTCTTGGCGATGAACCGCTCCGCTTGGAACTTCCCGTCAGCGGGCCACTCAAACTCCGTCTCATCGAACCAGTCCTTGGGGAGCCGCGTCACGATTACGTCGCCCGCCATCGGAGTGAACGGATGCGTGAACTTTGGCGTGTTTCCCTGGATCGAGTTGCGCTTGCCGTCCATCGAGCGGCTGACGAAGTAGAAATCCCACGTCCGCGCCGCAGGCGCTGGTTCCCATTCGGTCGTGTAACTCGTCGCGTTCTTCGGCGCGTCCCACCACGTCGCGTTGGCGATGTCGCCGCCATGCACCCGCGCGATGCTCATCCCGCCGAAGGTATTGTCAGCAGGGTTGCCCCATCCCGTGATCTTGTGGCGCATCATCACGATGCCATCGGAGTTGAGTTGCTGCTCCGTGGTCACCGTGCCAGCGGTGCCGAGCGGCGCGAACTCCTGGCCCGATCCGCCCGGTCCTGGCGGGCCGACGACCCATGTCTGGATGGGCACGCGAGACGCTTCCGGAAGGCCGGTCCACGGATACTTGGAGGGATCGGCGGAGAGCGTGCCGTCATAGTTGTACGCGATGGCCGCAAACGTCCACGTCTCCGAGGTATTGGGCAGAGTATTGATCTGGATCGTCGCGGCCTTCGCTGGAGCGGGATAGCTTCCCATCAGGACCGGCGGATCGACGCCGACGCGGTAGATGGCGACTCCCTTGTAGCGCGTGCTATCGGGTGGCGCCCAGGACGCATCGGCAAGCGCATAGAGCGTGCCGTCGATCATGGTGGCGTGGCGCTTGTTGGCGAGGAGGAAGCTCTTGACATCCGGCGTCGGCCCCTGACCAGTCGGCGGGTAGATGACCTCCACGTCTACCGACGGTGTCACGTCCTTGATCGTGTTCAGGTTCCCTTCGATGTCCTTGGAGACGAACCAGCACTTGTACCGCTCCGTGGCCGCGATGGCGACGAAGGAGGAATGCCACTCCTCCGGTTTGTTGATGTCGAGGTACGGGCCAGTGGAGCGGTCACCGTTGGGACGCTCGTAGGTGATCTGCACGCCGGCAAACTTCTTCAGGCCGGGAGGAAGCGGGAGGGTGTCGTACGCTTGCCCCTCGTAGGTGGCATCGAAGTCGAAATCCAACCGATAGATCGGCCCGATGGCGTTCTCGAAATCCAAGACCGGGATCGCTTGCGGATTCTCGATCAGCCACGTATTCTCCATGCCGCTGACGAGGACGTTCCGCGCGGCATTGATGCCGATGCGGAGATTGGGCGTCGGGTTCGCCAGATTGGCGCGGACGAACTTCGCCACCCGGCTCCGATGGTACGAGAGCAGATAGACGCGGATCGGGCGCCAGATCGCCTTGCCGGGGATGAGCAGGACTGCCGGCGATTTGGTGCTCTCCGTCTTGGGGATCGGTTGCCACGTTCCGGACACCACGCTGGTCGGCGTTCCCGTGGTTCCGCGTTGGCCGAACGTCACCGTGTCATTGAGAGGCGCCGTCGCCTTCTCGCTGACATCCGGATCTTCCAGGTACACCTTGACGCCCGTAAAGTTGTCAGCGGTCGCGTCAGCGTGTTTCTTCCAGTGGACCGCAACCTCGATCTGCCCGTCTTCCTTCTCCTCGACGGAGGAATCGAGATCGATGACCGGCGGCGGCTCCTCCCCGCCCCCGCCCCCGCCGCCCGTTCCCCCGGTAGGGCTGGTGCGCTCGTAGATCCAGGTTCCGATCTTGGTAGTCGTCGGCATACAGCTACCCTGCGGTCACTCTCAAGGTTTCCTGCGGAGGCACGGTCACCGTCTCCAGGCCATCGAACAGAAACTCTCCAGGCCAGCAGAAGACGGTGAGATTGTTAGGTCCATTATCGTTGGAAAAGTACATCGTGCGCCCCTGATATTGGGCCAGCGGCAACAACTGAACGGCGATGTCCCTCTCGCTGGTGTCCGCGCGAATCGTCTGGTCCGTGGCATACACCGTCCATGCCTCGCTGGTTTCCGGATCGAGGGCCTCTGGCCCGACCTCGCGCACTCCCGGCGGCTGGCCGTAGATGAAGATCTCGCGGTAGACGGCAAACTCCTCGTCGCTGATCCGGCCCTCGCGGTCCACCAGGAAGCCGCCCACCAACGCGACCATCGTGGCGAGGTTGTCGACGCGGACTCTCAACTCGAAAGCCTGCCCCGGTCGCGGAACCAGCAGTTCGCTCGTCACACCCGCGTAGTCCCAGTCGTGCGCTTCGATGATGCCGACGGAGGTCGCGTCAGGCTGGACCTCCCACGGTGGCTCGACGGTGACGCGCACGTTGGTGTTCGCGGTGATCGCGCGGACTTGGCCGGCCCCCTTGCCGCGCAGGATGCGGTATAGGCGCCCGATCTCCTCGTCGGGGCGCAGGCCGTTGGTGTCGGGGAATTGCAGCCGCCCGACGCTGTTATTCCAGAGCGGATCTTCCACCCAGTCCGCGCCGGCGCTGACTCCGATGCTCCGCACGATGAGCACGTCACCCGGTTCGACGGAGTCGGCGGGATCGCCGCGGACGCAATCGGGCGTGACCGTGAACGTGCCGGTCGCGGGATTGAAGGCAGTGACTTGGAAGTTCCAGAGCGGCGCCGATCCGTCCGACAGATCCGCGAGAGCCGACAGGTATCGCCCGACCCAGTTGTCGGTGGCCCCGATGAAGTTGTCGGCCTGGATCTGGTTCGGAGCGGTGACGCCAGTCACCAGCACGCCGGCCACGCCGGAATGCCAGACGTGCTTGGCGGCGAGGCGAACGCGCTCTGCGGCGGCGTCGGGCAACTGTTGCGTCATCGGCGCGAGGAAGCCGGTGTACTGATAGCTCGAGGGCAGGGCCTCGTTGCGCGACTCCTGCAACGCGATGCGCCGCCGGTCGGTTCCGATGTAGAGGTCCCAGCCGGCCCACGTTCCGCTGGGCGCCGGGATCATCGAGATGGTCAGCTTCTGATCGACCACGCCTTCCGGAATCCAGAGCGCGTACAGGTTCGACGGCGACGACGGAGCGCCGGTCAGGTCCCGCATGGTGACCGCGACGTACACGGTGACCGGCCCTGAGATATGCCCGCCCGCCGACCGGACCACGTTGGTGATGCGCGGCTGCACGGGCGCGATGAACTGGTTGATGACCTCCTCGCCGCCGACCCAGATGGCCGGTGACCAGACGCCGTCGCGTTGGATGTTGTAGTCCTGCCAGAGATCGAAGGATTTTTCACGGGTGTCCGGATAGAGCGGATCGCCGGGGAACGGCGCGACATGGTTCGGCATCCAGGCAAGGCCCGAGATCGACTGAAGCAGTTCCGGCGGGACTGGCTTCGATGGCCCGTCGGCGGGCTTCGGGCCGGTCGTCAGAAGGTACATCGAGTCGGTCGTGCAGCTTGCCGTGATGTCGATGGAGAAGTCCGGATTGAGGGTCCAAGACTGGACACGCCCCTCGCCGCGTCCACCCGGCAGGCGAACGTGGTCGAGCCGGATCACGTCGCCGCACATGATCTTCAGGGCCAGGAGCGTCGTGCGGAAGCGGAGGTGGCGGGCGCGGATCTGCTCGTTCACCCCTGCGTTGTCCCAGAGGCCCCCCAGTTCCTCGCGCAGGCGCGTGGTGATCAGGCGGGCGCACTGGCTCTTGTTGGAGACGCCGACGAAGTTCATGGTGCTCTGGAGGTACTGCGGAGAGCCGGTTGCCTCACCCATCCAGAGCGCGTGTGAGATGTCGTAGAGAGTGACGCTATTCAAAGCCCAGTCGAACTCCTCGTCGCCAAACGAGCCGGTTAACCAATTGAACCGGGGGCTGAGAGGCGAGGCTTCCAACGACTTGAACAGGATGTTCGCGCGGGTGAAGGTGTACTCTGACGGCGTGCCCGAGTGGAAACGGATGCCGATCCAGAGCTTGCCGGTGACGAAGGTGAACCAGCCGCAACAACAGTTCAGGATCTCCTGCAACCAGTCCTTGAGCGGCTTGCGCTCCCTGATCACGCCGCGGAACGGAAACTGCCGCTCGTAGGTTCCCGGCACGATCATCGATTCGACCACTTCCTCGCAGATCGCCGCCGCGGCGATGCAGGACGGGATATCGACAAAATCCTCCATCACCGCGACCGGGATGTCCGCGGCGCGGGACGGATCGACGCGCAGGCCGATGGCGCGGAGGTACACGTTGACCGCGACCCAGACCGGGTTCGACAGGGCAGAGGTCCAGACGCGGGCGCCGGGAGCCGTCCAGGTCCAGCCGGCAATGCCCTCGTCCACCGTGACGGTCATGGCGCGGTCGGAAACCGCGGCGAGCTGCAAGCCTTTCTCGTCGGTGCGCCGGATCTCCGCGAAGGCCACGCCAGCCGCATAGGTGGCTTCCGACGGAACCATGCCCCACGGCGCCCGGTCGAGGGCGAAGAAGTCGCTGGGCGCCGCCGGATCGGTTCCGAGAATCCCGCGCCATCCGCCGTTCTTCCTGGGGTCGTGCGGCGGCTGGTTGTCGAGTTGGTGCTTGATCAGGTTCAGCGAGTACTTCCCGATAGGCCCCTCGCCCACGATGCCCAACGCGGAGTAGAAGGTGTCTTCGTCGCGGCCCGCCGCCACGTCGCAGTTCACCTTCATCGGCTTGTCGGTGTAGACCTCCTGCAAGGGCCTCTGGTAGGCCGACTCCTCCGCTACGCTGACGCTGGTGATGCGCGACCGGATGCCGACCAACGCGGCCAGCTTGTCGCGCACGCGGACATCGGAGGGAACCGCCACCACGCCGCCGAAGCTCTTGGGCACGCCTCGCTCGACGCACGCCGCGTAGTCCTTCGGGCAGTCGGAATGCGACGAGGTCGAAGGGCAGTGCGGCCCCTTGTACTTCTTCCAGCACGTCCGCGAGACGTTCCGCCACGGGTAGGCCAGCGTCAATTCATAAAGCCCGTCCGACGCCGGCAAGATGAACATGCCGTCCGAGGTGAGGGTCCACGGTCGCGCATACCCGGCCCAGAGGTTGATCAGGTAGCCGGTGTTTACGTGGTAGAGCGCGAACGCGATGTCGGCGCGGTAGAGGTTGGTCTGGTTCGCGTAGGTGACGAACACGTCATCGGCGTTGCCCAACGCGAACGAGGCCGAGTCGCTCGTCTCGTTGATGGTCTGGGAGATTCCCGTCCAGTCGAGCAGGCGCGGGAGATAGAGGTTGCCGCCGACCGAGCACCGCTGGTTGGAGACGCGCAGGATATCGGCCACGCCTCGCGGATAGATCGAGATCAGCGGGATGAACCGCTGCACTTGCGCCTCAAGAGCCGGCGTCAGGACGGTGTCGGGAAAGCGCGACACTTCCGCCGCGACGTTATACGTCGGCGTCGAGGCCGGAACCTCGAGCAGGGTCAGGCCGTTGATCGACGCGATGTATGCGGTCAGATGCGCGAAGTCCAGGTTCGGGTTCTCGTATCGCGCGGTGATCGATTCATCGCCGCCAGGTCCGCGATAGGTGAACGGAAATTGCGCGTACTGCCCAAAGGCTTGCTGCCAATGCGACTTGAGGTCGTTCAACTCGTTGCACGACAGGTGATCGCGCTGGATGCGGAAGCGGCGCGTCCCGGCGCCCATCAGGTAGCGTTGCTCCGTCTTCAGCCCCGGCTGGTCGAAGACATGAGTGGCAATCTGCGGCTCGTAGTCCATGCCGCCGCCATAATCGCCCGTCAGCGGGAAGGGCGCGACGACCGGAGGATCTGGAATGGGCACCGCTCCGAGGTAGTCCACCTCACGCCACCTCCCTGAGGCCCAGTGACACCTCGCTTCGCCCGACGCCGAACTGATCGCTCCAGTTGCCGTCCCAGACCACGACGTATCTGCCAAACGGCGAGGCCCCGGTGGGATCGGGCGTGAACGCCGGCTGTGTCTCGCGCGGCACGTAAAAGTAGAAAGGTTGCGCCAGATGATTCCGGAAGAACGTGTAGAGCGTCGAGTAGTCCGCAGGCTTCACCCGGCGGGTGATCCGCCAGAACCGGCGCGGGTTCGCCGCCAACGCGGCCCGGTCGGAACTGCCGTCCGGATAGCGGTTGACGTAGCTCTCGATGCGAAGCTCTTCCTCCAGCACGGCATAGAATCCGGCGGGCAGGACATCGACCGGCTGGGCGGGCTGGATGTTACCCGGCATACGCCCCCTGAAACGGGTTAAAATAGTACGTCTCAACGGGAACCCTATGAAGTACGCTTTTCTGGCCCTCGCGGCCTTCTCCGCGGGTTGCGGATCTCAACCCCAAAAGCCTTACCGCTCGTTGTCGGAGGTCGGCGTGGCCTCGCGATCCGCGTCGGCATACATCGAACAACAGGTGCTGAAAAAAGAATGGCCGCACAACTGGCGCGTCGTTCATACGCAAGGCGAACCTGATCCGGACCACGTCGGGCGCGTCTGGGTGAAGACCATTGCCGATCCCGCTGAAAAGCAGCATCTGGGTAAGCGCATCGCGTTCGTTGACTGCACAGTCGATCTCGCGCAAAGTCCGCAGGAGAAGGACCGCATCTTTAACTGCACCTCGTCGTTCACCCGTTCGCGTTAGCCTCACGCCGTCACCGTAGTCGGCTCCAGCAATGCGCTCGACTGCGCCTGCCTGCCTTGGCCTGACCGCGCCGCCGTGGTGTTTGCCGCGCCCACCGCGCCGGGATTGTTGCCCATCACCTGAATGACCTGACCGCTGAACAGGCTCGTCGCCTGTTGCGGATTGAGTTGCAGGAATAGCGGCTGGTTGTTCGCCAGCGATTGCGCCACCTGAGTCGTGGTCGTGCCGACGTAGGGGTTCGCCACCAGCCGCCCGCCCGAGTAGACCGGCTGCACCTGGAGCCGGCCCGACGCCGACTGCGCGGAGGTCACCGAATACATCGGGCGTGGCAGGCCCGCCGTCTGCCCGGTGTTCAACGCATACAGCCGCACCAGTTCCTGTACCTCCGGACTGAACACCGCCATGCGGATGTCGCCGTTGAACCGCTGGTTCGCGATCTCCACGATCTGCGCCTGAATGCCCCTGTCCTGAATGTCGACGCCATAGGCGTTGCGGATCATCTCGCGGACCTTCTGCTCCTTCGTCTTGCGGAACAGGTTGACGACGCCGACCGTCAACCCCACTGCCGCCCCGACCGCCGCTCCGATCAGTGTGCCGACACCGGGCATGATCATGGTCCCGATGCCCGCGCCGGCCAAGGCGCCGCCCAGCGTGGTCATCGCGAGGCCCGAGACGCCCCTGCGCTTGTACCCGGCGGCGAAGAGCATGGCGCCGCCCCCGGCGAACGCGCCCGCCGGCCCGTAGGCGCCCAGCATCGAGGCGATGCCGAATCCCGCCAGAGCGCCGCCCGCCACGCCCTGAATGTCGGCCATGACGCCGCGCTTATTCAGGCTCGACAGGGCCATCGGCAGGCCGACCGCCGCGGCCATGTTGGCGAAGCCGGGGCTGGAGAGGACCGCATTCATCTTTGCGCGTGCCGGGGCTTGCGACCACGGGATGCTCTTGATCGCGCCGGTCACTGGGTCCTGCATCCGGATCGGCTTGCCGATATTGAAAGCGGTCTTCATTTGCTGCATCTGCGACATGCGGCTGGTCCCGCCGCCCAAGTTCATCGGCAGCACCTCGCCGTTGCCCCAGTCGCCGCCGCCCAGATACGACTGGCCTTGATACGGCGCCACATATGACTCCGTCAAGATGCCCATGCCCGCGCCGGGAACCACTGCGCCCGTCGAGATGCGCGGAGCTTCGGCCTGCGCCTGCCGGGTGAGATTGCTGATGGTGCTCCCCAGGATCGCGCCCCAGCCAGTGACGCCCGATGACGAGCCGGTCACCGCCGCCGCGGGAGAGAACGGCGCCGTGCCGCCGCCGCCGAACACCGGGATCTGCGAACCCAGCGGGCCGGTCTGCACGCCGACTTGCCCGTAGCCCAACATGCCGGTCAGAGCCGCCGCGAGGCGCGAGGTGATGATGCTCTTGATCGCGTTCAGAATCGACCGCTTGATCACGTCTCCGATGGCCGACCAGACGCTCTTGTTCTTGTCCAAAAGGGCGTCGAACAGTTCGCCCATCACGCCCGCGATGGATTGGTAGACCGACCGTTGCTCATCGAGGATGATCTGATTGCCCGCTCTCCAGGCTTCGACGCGCTGCATCTGGATCTCGCGTTCGGTCTGTAGCCCCAGAGCTTTTATCTGTTGCGTCTGCTTCGCGTCGAATTCATCCAGCCGCGCCTGTCGTTGTTCCGGCGTCAGCGTGCTGGCTTCCAGGTAGCGGTTGAACTGCTCCCGCGCATCCCGCAACGCGCCCAATTGCGCGGCTTTCACTTGGTTGATAGCGGCGATGTTCGCGTCCCGCACCTCTGCGATCTGCGCCATCCGCTGTTCCTTCGTCTGCGCCTCGACGGCGGTCACGGTCGCGATGGTGTAATCGCGGACGTAGTTGATCTCGTCGGTCTGCGCCTGCGTCAGGGCCTCCCGTTGCTCCTTCTCCATCGCGAACAGGGCTTGGTTGACCGACTTCTCCATCGCGATCCTGGCTTCCGCCGACTGCTCGTTGAACTTGGTTTCCTGAATCTTTCGATAATCGAGGTTGGCCTGCGTGAACGTCTGCGCCGCCGCCGCCATCTGTCCGAAGAAGTGCGCCCGGTACTCTGGCCTCGCCATCTTCTGGTTCTCCTCGTAGACCTTCCTGGCGCCATCGACTTGTTTCTGTGTCACTTCGTCGTTGATCCGGATCAGTTCGTCGGCCTGTTGCCGCGCCTCGCTGACGCGGCTCTCGTAGCCGAGTCCCGCCAGTTGTAATTGCGCCTCATAGGTCGTATCGGGCACGGCTTCCATCTCTGCCATTGCCATCTTTCGCAGATGACTCGCGGTTTCGAGAGCGGCTTTGATTCGCGCGTTCTTCACGATCTCCGTCTGCTTCAGGGCTTCCGTCGCGACCGCCACCTCCAGGGCCTTCAGGGCGTCGGCAGTTCCTTTGGCGCTATCGACGGTGTTCTTGAAGTGCTCCTTCCAGGCATAGTTCAGGGCCGCGACCGTCTCCTGCCCCACCTTCAGGTAGTCGCGCTGGGCGTCGGCCAGAAGCTTGGCGCCATACTCTGTAGCGCGTTTGACCTTCTCCCTGTCGGTTTCCAGTAATTCGTCCCGTTGCCTCTTTAGTTCCTTCAGTTCCGCAACGGCGGTTCTCAAATCATCGATCAGCATGGACCCATAAGACCGACCGGGATCGGGCACTTTGACGCCAGCCCGCCGCAGTTCATCCGCCATCTTCTGCGCCTCTGCCGCGAGAGTCTTGCGGTCGGAAAACGCCTTCCGCATCGCCGCCGTTTCATCCGGATCTTCCGCGGTCAGGTACTCATGCATCACATACGTCAACGCAGTGATTGCGGCTGTAACCGCAAAGACTTGCGGGAGCGAAGCCGCCAATGTGGCGCCGAAGCTGACCGTCGCGACTTCAGCGGCGCCGAACACTGTGGTGATCGCGCCGGTCCCGGCGACGAAGTTCACCATTGCGGTAGCCGCCACGCCGACGCCGCTTGCCAGCTTCACAAGGCCAGCGGTGATTCCCGGCAATGCCGACCAGAGCGAGAACGCGACCGACACGGCTTTTGCGGAGACGGCCAGCAAGCCAAGCGCGATGGCGGTGTTCTTGATCGGGCCGGGGAGCTTATTGAAGAGATCGAGCGCATCGCCGCCGAGTTCGACCAGACTCCGCAATTCCTTCATCACTGCGATCAGAGCGGGCGCGAGGGCCATCTCCAGCTTCGCCGCCAAATCCTCGACGGTCGCCATGAGGCTTTGGAATTGACGACCGGGAAGCTCTC